AGCAGCCTCAACAGGCAATGCCACAGGAAGCGGTCAAAAGGCAGCAAGAAAAATCTATAGACGTTCAGACATTATTAGACTTATGAAGGACGACCCTGACAGGTATTTAGCTTTGAGTGACGAGATTACCCAAGCGTACCAAGAAGGTAGAGTCCGCAACTAAAACTCTTTAAGGAAGTATTATCATGGCAACATCAGTATATCCCAATATGGGCGGTGCAGTAGACAACACTAGCGCAGCTAAGTTTATCCCAGAAATCTGGAGTGACGAAGTAATCGCAGCTTATCAGACTAACTTGGTTCTAGCTAACCTTGTTAAGAAGATGAGCATGACAGGTAAGAAGGGCGATGTTATTCACGTACCTAAGCCTACTCGCGGTTCTGCACACGCTAAAGTAGCTAACACCGCAGTAACCATCCAGAACTCTGTTGAGTCAGAAGTTTTGATTAATATTAACAAGCACTTTGAATTCTCTCGTTTGATTGAAGACATTACCGAAGTACAGGCTCTTGCTTCTCTACGTCAGTTCTATACTGGTGATGCAGGTTATGGCCTAGCCAAGCAAGTAGACGATGATTTGTTTGCTCTTGGTAAGTCTTTCGGTGATGGTGACGGAACAGCTTGGAACACAAGTGCTGCTTTCCAGATCACTGGTACTGGAACTTTGGAAGCGTTTGACATTGACGGTGCTGCGGATATTAACTTATTCAAAGACAACTCTTTCCGCGCTTTGATTCAGAAGATGGATGATGCAGACGTACCAATGGACGGACGTAGCTTTATTGTTCCTCCTTCACTACGTAACGAGATCATGGGTATTGATCGTTACTCTTCCTCTGATTTTGTAGATGGAAGAAGCACTCAAACTGGCAAGATTGGTGAGCTTTATGGGGTTGACGTTTTTGTTTCTACTAACGTTCCTGTCATCGACACTACTGGCGGTGCTACTGTACGTGGCGCACAGTTGATCCATAAGGACACAAGTGTTCTTGCAGAGCAACAGGCAGTTCGTTCACAAATCCAGTACAAGCAGGAGTTCTTAGGCACTCTCTACACTGCTGATACTCTTTATGGTTGTCAAGTTATGCGACCAGAAGCCGGTTTTGTACTAGCTGTAGCGTAAAGTTAAGAAGTAAACTAGGGGATTCCTATGGAGTCCCCTTTTCTTTTTGTTTATTTTTGTAGGGGCTATTGATGGCTATATTTAGAGGTGATGGTGGAGCAGGTGATTCTAACACAGATTCCATGCTATCATTGGTTACAGCACAGGCGGTAATAGCTACTACAAAAGCAAGCGAAGCCGCATCGAGTGAAACAAACGCAAGTAATTCTGAAACAGTTGCAACAACTAAAGCAAATGAGGCTAGTGCCTCTGCAACAGAAGCAGCTAACTCAGCAACAGGTGTATCACAGTATGCCACAGCAGCCGCAAACAGTGCAACTGCGGCAGCAAACTCAGCAACTAACGCAAGTACTTCAGCAACTGCGGCAGCAAGTTCAGCAAGCTCAGTATCTAGCGATGCAGCAGCCGCTGCTACTTCAGCCACTAATTCAGCTTCTAGTGCTACAGCATCAGCAAGTAGCGCAACTACTGCAACAACTAAAGCAAGTGAAGCGTCTACGTCAGCATCAGGAGCATCTACATCAGCCACTAACGCGGCTACTTCCGCTACTAATGCTTCTTCTTCTGAATCTGCTGTAGCTACTAATGCTACTAACGCAGCTAATTCTGCAACCGCTGCTGCCTCGTCAGCTAGTGGAGCATCTACATCAGCTACTAACGCAAACAACTCTGCTATCGCTGCGGCTGCTAGTGCGGCCTCTATTGGTACTGATCCTAGCTTTAACTCTGTTACTGTCACAGGTACTACTGCTGTTAAGATGTCAGCAGGAACAACCGCACAGCGTCCAACAGGCGTAGCAGGACAGTTTAGATATAACACCACTGAAGGTAAGTTTGAAGGGTATTCAACGGAGTGGGGCGAGATTGGTGGTGGTGCGGCTGACCTTAGTCTTAACAGTTTCACAGGTAATGGATCAACCACTGCTTATACTTTGTCTACTTCTCCAATTGAAGACAACACTCTTGTTTACATAGATGGGGTTTATCAGAATAAAACTGGCTATGCCATTGTTGATAACGTACTTACATTTTCTTCTGCGCCTCCAAACAGTTCTGCTGTTGAGATTACAGCGGCAACGATTGCGCCAGTAACAGCAAGCACAGAGTTTAAGTTAAGCCAGTTCACCGGCAATGGAAGCACGACCGTATTTACGCTATCTGCACAGTCTCCAGAGAACAATACTAACGTGTACATTGATGGCGTGTATCAAAGCAAGTCTAACTACGCTGTCTCTGGCACAACGCTGACGTTTAGCACTGCGCCTCCTAGTGGGTCTGCGATAGAAGTTATGGCGGCTAATGCTGTTGTAGTGTCTGTTGGTACGCCTGATGACGGCACAGTAACTACAGCTAAGATAGCTAACAATGCCGTGACTACAGCAAAGATAGCTGATGGCTCTATTACAACTGCAAAGTTAGCCGCAGGGGTAGGAGGAGCTTTTAATGACTTTGTTATCAAGACAGCAGATTACACCGCAGTTACGCGAGATCAGCTAATTGTAAACTCTGCAAGCGCACGAACTATTACGCTCCCCGCAAGTCCTAGCGAGGGTAATGTAGTGTTCATTAAAAACTCTGGGGCGGGTACTGTAACGGTGGCTCGAAACGGTTCAAACATAAATTCAACAGCAGACGATGGTGAACTAGCGACAGATGCGGGTGCAAGCCTTGTCTTTTGTGATTCAACTATTGGTTGGAAGGAGCTATAAATGGCTATTAAATTAGGTGGTGGCGGTGGTGCTTCATTCCCGACAATCTTTTTACACAATTCCCAAACTTGGGTTCCTCCGCAAGACGGCAACATAATGATTCACGTTATTGGGGCAGGTGGTAGTGGTTCTGGAAGCCACACTACTTTAACCAACATTCAAAGTGGTGCGGCAGGAGGCTATTGTAGAAAGAACTCTTTGGCTGTTACCACTTCTGGTTCTTTTACAGTGGTGGTTGGTGCAGGTGGCGCGGCAAGAATAGGTAATCACGGAGCAGGAACCGCAGGAGGCACTACGACTGTTGCAGGTACAGGACTAAGTGCTACGCTAACGGCTACTGGTGGTGCAGGTGGAGCTTTCGTTAATGGTTTTACTGTGGGGGGTGTTGGTTCAAACGGTAACTTAAATACTACAGGTGGACGCGGAGGAATCTATATAGGCGGTGGCGCTGTTGGTTTAACAGGAACAGGTAAAGATGGGTCTAATGGTGGCGTATATACGGATACACGTGGTGGTGACTGTGACATATTGGGCGACTTTTATTCATCTAGTTTAGGTCAAATATCTGGTGGCTCAGGTGGCAATATGGTTAGTCACAACCGTTATAGTACTACAGGCTATGTTGGACTACTTGCACTAGCAGACCCATTAGCAGGTGGTGGTTCGTCTTATCTAGCAAATGCTGTAAATTTTTTAAGAGGAAGTGATGCTGTCATTGGCGGTGGTGGTGGATGGTTTTATGGCAACCAAGCGAATACTTCGATTTGGTCAGGCCGTGGTGGTGAAGGCTGTGTTGTTATTCAGTACATACCGTAAGGAGAATTAAATGAAATATATAATTAAAGATGCTGACGGTAACATCACAAATACCATCAACGCTGATGCTGAGTTTGTTGAGGCTAACTTTGAACACTACGAACTGTGCGTTGCACCTACACCTCCAGAGCCTGTAGAACCTACAGCAGAAGAGACTGCTCGACAGTGGAGAGACTCAGAACTAGCTTCTACTGATGAAGCGGCCAAGATACCTGACTGGCCTAACAGAGCAAATATTCTAGTGTATCGCCAAGACCTAAGAGACTGGCCTTCTACTTCAGACTTCCCAAACACCCGCCCAGAGCTAGGAGAATAAAATGGCTTTAACAAAAGTAACAACAGGCGTACTTGCGGATAATTCCGTGACTGCTGACCTTATAGCTGACGATGCTGTTGGAGCAGATCAGTTAGCCGCAAGTGCGGTTGTAACAACTTCAGTAGTTGATGATGCAATTACAGCGGCCAAAATAGCATCTGTTCCTATTGCAGTAGGCATTACGTCTGTCGTAACGTCTAGCTCTTTAACAGCAACTGTCAACACGCATGTTTATGTGAGCGCGGCTACACAGACTATTACCCTACCTGCATCTCCTGCTATTGGGCAAAAAGTCTTGGTAACAGTGGGTAACTTTACAGACACGGTAGTAGGTAGGAACGGCAGTAACATAATGAGTAGTGCGGCTGACTTTACAATGGATGCCGCTTATCTCTCCATACAATTTATATACACAGACGCAACGCAAGGGTGGGTGATGTCATGAGTAATTTTACAGACTTTATAGGTGGGTCGGGCGGTGGCGGTTCACCTTTTCCAACAATG